GCAATTTCTGCTCCTTCTAAGGCTTTAATTTGACTCACGTAGTAGGTATTCTAACTTGATCGTATCTATATTGTGATTGTGTTCCAGCACCTTCGCTAGTATTTCTAAGCCTATCCAAAGCGTCTTGAAAACGTTGTTCGTATCCGCCTATTTCAGCGGGATCCATTTTTAAAAATGTGCCCGCTTCTACTAAAGATCCATAAAGCATACAGTTAACGGCGTTTTGAGATAACCAAGTTGTCCCACTATCTGATCCCGCTGTTAAAGAAGCGGGCCTGTAAAAGTAATGCAGCTCAAATGTAAAATTAGCATTTGGTGTAGGAGCTAGAATAAACGAGTCGCTGTTAAACTCTGCGTAATATTTTGGAGCTCCAGTATCGGTTGATACTGGTTTATAGCTTTTCATAAAGCTTACTTGTTTTAATAACAAAAAATTGTATGTATTACTGCTAATTGTAGCTAAGCTAAAAGGAGCCAAAAAATCTGTGGGCATTGCTAGATAAGTTGTACCAGACGTTCCTGTTCCAGTTACATTCTTTTTAAAATTATCCAACCATACGTTTTTTAATATACGTTCTTCTGCCTGCTTAATAAACGTAGGTAACGTAGCCACAAAAGTAGTTTCAGAAGTATCTACATAATTCTCTATAGCTGTTTTTAATGTGCTGTATGTAAAACTCATGATGTTGTTATTGTAACATCGCCAAGAGAAGCCGTCATTTCAGTTGGTGTTGTTAATACTGTTCCAATAATACCTAAATCCCAATTAGTATAAACAGTAAATGCACTTGGTACTACACTTACATCGGGTCTAGGTTGTAAAAGAGCTTCTGCGTCTGGTCGGACATGAGGAGCTTCTAATTGAGGTTGTTTGACATCAAAACATTCGTAACAGGCTTTCATACCATCCCACTGCGTCTGTAGTTTTTTTAAACGAAAACGTTGACTACATATATCGCAGATTCCGTACGCGTATTTAGCTGCTGCAAAAGCCATCCACTACTAGCCTCCAGGGAAAGGGAAAGGTGGTGGAGGTTGTGGAGTAGGTTGTGGAGTAGGTGTTGGGAAAAGTCCTCCTATACCGCCGCCAGTGCCGCCGCCCATGCCGCGCATTTCCATTTTTATGCTTCGTATTTCTTTGTCTATTACTTTTATTTGACCTATCAATTGACGTTTTTCCATTTTTAATGCTTGTAACCGCGCCATAAGCGGATCCCTTGGTGTTGGTGGCTGTGGTGGTGGTGGTTGTGGAAATGGGCCTTCTGGACCTGGTGGTTGTGGTGGTTGTGTCCCCGGTCCAGGCATTACTGGCGCTGGAGTTCCCGGTTGCACAGGCATTACTGGCATTGGGGGTTCGGGTGTTGGTGGTGCAATTGGTAATGTTGGTGTTGTAAACTGCGGTCCTCTCGGTAATGTCGGTCCCGGGCCTCTAATGGGGGCCCCTCTGTATCTGTTTCCTCTTATCGCCATTTTTCTCTCCGTTCTATATGATCATTCTAGGAGGAAGAAAACGAGAGCTTACTGAATCAATGTCTTCAGAAGCCGCTCGATCAAATTCTTCATCATAAACTTGTTTTAAAAGAGCCATTCGATCAGGAGCTCTTTTCATAGATATATAATAAGCTAATCCTGCGGTCATGCAAGGCAAGAATCTAAAAACACTTTCCATGTTATTGGTAAAGTCCCCGGCGTCTTGCATTCTAGTCAAAGCATAGTAATAAATTACATCGGTAGAATTCTCAGGGGTGGGGTATAAATACACACGCGGTGTAATGTGCCTTTCTAAAAAGAACTGATTAGGCCTAGCCTGTGCAGTTTTATTAGGTATGTACAAGTAGTCTGAACGACTGATTCTTTCTAATTGATAGTCTTTGCTATCACGTTGAATTACAGCGGATGTTATGTCCACTATATCCGTGCCTAAATCTTTATAATTAGTGCCTTCTGTTACAGTAAAATTACTTTTAGTTATTAACCATTGATTAAGACCACGATTAGCCCATTCTGCTATCATTATGTTTAGAGATCTTTTAGCGGTCTCTAAATCATAACCTGTTCGTAATTCTAAACCACAACGTTCATAGGCTTCTTCTATAAGCTCATCAACGCTAAGATCAAAAGATGTAGTCTCTGATGTAGCCATTTCTAGCTATCTAAGCATGAAACGCTGTCATTGTTCCAAAAGTGCTACGTGTGTATTGGACATAAATTCCAGCCGAGAAGTAAACACCATCACCCGGCATTGTTACGTCTCTAGACACAGTTGCACTAGCAACACTACCTAATTTCATCCTACTTGTTCCAGTTGGGGAAGTTGTTAAGAAATTAATTGTCCCGGCCGTAGCTGAACTTACTATAAAAGCTCCTTTCAATCTTCCCGGGCCTGCAAAAATAACGTCCGCAGCCGAATTATTAACTCCTGCTGAAACATTACCTGCTGGATCTCCCACTGCTGATATCCCAGACAGTGTTTTAAAATATTTGGATCCAGTAGCGGTTCCTGCGTTAGCGCCTGTTATAGACTCTGTTTGAGCGTCCCCATTAACATCGGTCCCAGTTGCAGTAAAAGATATACCAGAGTCGTCTCCAGCAGAAAGAATAGTAACTATTCGTCCTGAATCAAGAGAAACTGCACCCCCAGAAGCCAATGCGCCTCCTATTACAAGTGCTGCACTATCACCAACTGCTGCTGCTACCGATATACCATCAGCATCTAAAGCCGTGGTATCGGCGGTAATAAATACCGCCTTTACATCTGTACGTACTGCCATGATTAACTCCTAATTATCAGTTTACTCAAATGGAGTTGCTAGAGTACCATCCCCGTGTAGGAATGCTTCACAATGCCATACTGCTGCTGAAGTTGCTACTAAACGAATTACTCCGCCTA